TATCACCGACATTCATGTCAGCTATAGCTGCAAATCTTTTNCCAGAATCAACCAATATTCCAAGTAATTGCATCAAAACATTGCTTGGCTCTTTGATTGGAAGAGGTATGAGATTTTCTCGCAAAGAACCCCCGGTAGTGTCTATATCACGGAATTCCCCAGGCTGCAGCGGTTCATCTTCATCGCGTATTCTCATACCCCTGGCTTTGAAACCCGCTGGAAGGTTTGCAAGCGTACCAGCATCTATAAGTTGTCTTAATATAGATGTAGAAGCTTTGGACAATCCACCGATCATGTGTGATAAGCCTAGGCCATAAAAACCTAGTCCTGGTAAAAACTTGTATTGAATAAAGTAATTAATTTTATTTTTAAGCGGATCTCCCTCTATGTAGTTTCTTCGTATAGATAAAACAGATTCAGAGCCTTCGTCTATCGTAATAATATAAGGCAGTTTAAGGCCAGTTGGGTTGCCTTCTTGGTCTATGTCTTCAAAGCCTTCAAGATCTAAAACGGTGTGTATTTCATAAATAGTCCTATTTCTATCTTCTTTGTAACTAGGCTCTATTCCCTGTATTTCGTTAATTTGTTTGCTGATATCGGTTTCTTCTTCGCCATAGCTATCCTCTGGGATATCAACATCTGCATAAAAACCAGTGACTTGTTGTTTTTTTACTTCATTAAAGGACATGCTAATTGCATGAGTTACTCTCTCAGCTGAAGATAAATCTGATGCCTCGTAAGGCACAATAAGATCTTCTGGGGTTACAAACTTAGATACAGCTTTGTTTGTTAAAGAATCGAAATAAACTTTTTTAAAGCAAGATCCAGCAAGAGGTAAATAAAACAACAACATATCCAGCTCTGGATCGTAGTCCTGCATTACATTCATAATGTAGTAATTCATAAACTCTTGTATGCGTTCTGCTTGGTTTTCAGTGTCTATGGTTCTAGCGCCAATAATTTCTGTCTTAACAGGACCTTTGGCTGGTAACATTTCCTTGTAAGCTTGCGCTTGGAACTGGGTAACGGCTTCTGCTAGGATCGGATGAATTACCCCTGAAGATCCTTCAAATGGTTGAGATCTTGAATCGTCAAATTTCATTCCTAGATATTGCAATCCATCGGTGTATGTTTTTTCCCATTCACTTCTTGATTGTTTGTCGCCTTCTACTGAGCTAACCAAGTCAGAGGCTAAAGTTCTTAATACAGATTCGTCTACAAAATCAACCAAATTAGAGCTAAAATCCATTTGCGGCATAGGTTCTTCTGCATCTATTTCATCGTCAATTAAAATTTCTTCTTCGTTGACTAAAATATTAGCAGCATTTCTAATTTCATCGTTTCTTGAGGGTTCAGGAATTATTCTTACAGAAGAGGTTTGATCTATAATATCAGGATCTGTGTTTGTATCTGTTTGTCTTTCAATAGCCATAGTTTTTTAGTGTAGCACCCTCGGTCTTGTTTCGTCACTCATTGTAATTAAATCTACAAGCTCGCCATCTAGTATGAGTCCTTGTGATTCAGCAATAATTTTTGCTTGTTCAAATGTATCAGCATGAATATCTGGGCCTTCATACTCATCTTTATCCCATATAAAACTTGTTATAAATATTTTTTTTAAAGACATTAATAATACACCGTTCTATTCTTTTTCATAAATCTAGCTTCATCTTGGTAGTCTTCTTTTAAAGATACAAAGCCACCTTGTCTAAATCGCATTAAAGCCATTGTAGCACTGTCACAAAAGTCATCATAATCTCCAAACGGAAAAGATGCCATTTCCTCAATCACCTCATCTGCAAAATCATCTTCCGGTGCCCATACCATCCCAGATTCATAGATTGGAGCCACGCTGTTCATTCTAGCTACTTTATCCTGACCTCTGCTTGGAGAGTAGGCTGTAACCGGTATTCCCATTCTTCTAAGCTCTTGTGTTAAAGGTGTACCAGAAGCCTTGGCTTCAATCAATACACAGTCTGGTTCCCAATACTTATATTCATCAAAAGCAATTTTTTTAAGTTCTGGAAAGTCTACCCTAAAGCGCTTTGCATCTAATAATATTATTGCATTTGGTGTGTCATCGCCACCATTAAATATTGCCCAAGTTGTAACAGCTGAATAATCTGCTGTTTCTTTTTTAGAGAAAGCAGTATCGTAGCTTTGAATTACATAATCATAGGAGGGCACATCTTCGTCTGGCCACCTTTTCCACCATTCTCTTTTGATAATAGATCCTTCTTCTGCTGTAGGATTTTGCATCCATTGTGCGTTCCATTTGGAAACCGGCAAAGAGGCCTTAACTCCTAACAGCTCCTCTTTTTTCCAAAACTCTGGCCATAGAGGTGTTTCTGTTTTAGGCATAATTGCAGGAAACTCAACGACTTCCCATTGGTCTGCGTTTTCATCGCCTTGTTTTTTTAACACCTTGCCTACCAAATCTTTGGTGCTCCACCTTGTCATTACTATCACAATAATTCCGCCAGGTTGTAAACGCTGCCTAGGTCCAGATGTGTACCACTCGTAGGCTGATTCTAAAGATTTAGGTGATAAAGCGTCTTGCTCACTGTGAGGATCATCAATAACTAAAAGATCTGCACCACGACCTGTAATTGCTCCTCCAACACCTGCTGCAAAGAACTCGCCTTCCATGTTACTTGTCCACCTACCTGCTGATTTATTGTCAGCTTGCAGCTTTAGATCAGGAAATATATGTTGATATTCTTCGCTATCAATAAGGTTTCTTACTTTTCTTCCGAATCTAACGGCAAGTTCAGATGTATGGGTGGTTTGAATTATTTTAAGATCTCCCCTTCTGCCCATCATCCAAGCAGGAAAGTAAGTAGAGGCAAATTCTGATTTGGAGTGTCTTGGTGGCAGACAGACAATTAACCGTTTTAATTTGCCTTGTGCAATTCTATTAAACTTTTCACCAATGATTTTATGATGTCGTCCTTCAATAAACTCAGGCCATAAATGTTTTACAAATTGGATAAAATCTTTTTGACAAGAATCTTGTTTATCAATTTGATCGTATCTATGTAAAAGAGCAACAGCTTCATCTTTGTCTTGCTCAGACAGAATATCGAAATCTTTTAAGGAAACATTCTTCATAATTTACAAAGGCGGACCAAGCAATTTGATAGTGACATAGAAATTACTCAATCCTAAACATAATTAAATGTCTGGGTTAAGTATAATGTATTTACTAGACTTCGTGCCAATTAGGATCTCCGTCAAACAACATAGATTCTGCCAACCTGCGCCTTTCTAATCCTTCCAACACTTTTCCGTTTGCTTTGTTCCACCTACGCATTTGTTGAGGTACTTCTTGGAACTTGCCTTCGTTTAAAACCTGCAGCATGGTTGAGCTACGCAAATTACTAGGCCCAAGATTGTAAGTCCAGGCAACCATAGCGTCTATTTGATTTTGCTGTAATGTCTGAGTTACAGCATCGCTAACATAGCCAGTATATTCCTCTAGCTCTTCTTCAAGCCAAGCATCTGCTTGTTCCTGTGTGCATGTATCACCTAGCTTGACATTTTTAGTTCTGCCAAAAGCAATGGTTGGGACTCCAGCGCTGCACAAATAAGCCTCTAACTTACAGCCTTCAAATTTTTTAATTAAGGCTTTGCCTTCTTCTGATATTTTCATTCTTTTTCCCCTGATGTTGTAATTTTCTTGTAATAGACTACTACTTGTTTTAATTCATTGATATACCTTTTAAGTTCTTGCATGTTGTATGCCATGAGCTCGTAATCAGGTACAGACATTGCTACAAAGACCACTTGACCGTTTTCCTTTTCTACCCTAGCTAAAAACTCATCTATATTTTTATCAGAAACCACATACCAATAAGGCTCTTTTAAGTCTATTTCCCTGGGCATTACCGGTTGTGCAAATGTCCTTTCTAAAGGCTTGCTTATAATTTCTACTTGAGATCTGCTAGGAATTAGGCTGCAACTGCAAGCCATCATCAAGATCATCAATGTTGCGACTGTCTTCTTCAATGCTATCAAATACATTTTTAGTTCCTTTGTTTATTCTAGGTTCAAGTAAACCTGGTTTTGCTGCTGCCAATTTTGTGAGATTGTGTCTTTTGAAAATATCTAAGTATCTGGTCATTTCAGATTGAATTTTTTGGTTTTGAGATTGCAGATTTAAAAGACCTTCTGTTTGTGTCTTGAAATCATTTTGTAAAGATTCTATGGCTAGTTTTTGCTCTTGATCTCTAAGTTCAAATGCTTGATTAAGTTCTGCTAAACGAGAGTTTTCATTCCACAAAAATAAAGTGAGTAACCCCATGGCTGCAATAACTCCAAATAAAACCTTGCTCATGGTGTGTTTTTTTTCATGCAAGACTGCCATTCATCTTGATTAATTTCATTGGGGTAACTTGTGTATAACTTTGACCTGCAATGCTCAAAGTTAGAATCCTGAGAATCACTTGTAACAGGAACAGATGCAAAGCTAGTAAGCAATACAAGCACTAATAAAATACGCATTATCCGTTAAGCGGATTATCGTCTTTGTTTTCTAGTTTGCTTATATTTTTTTCTAAAAACTGTAGGTCAGCTTTGATAGTTGCTATGTCTGTTTTAATTTCTGTTACATCAGGAACGGCAATACCGTCAATTTCTTTTTCCAAAAACTGTACTGATGTCTCAATAGATGCAAAACGCTCTTCAATAGCTTTCATTTCGTTTTCTGTTTCACCCAGTCCTCCAATCTTAGCCTCAAGATTAGCGATACGGTTAACATAGGTGGCCCCAGAATAGCCGAAGCCAGCAAGCGTTGTAACAATCGTTGCCAGTGCAATTAGTTGCCCTGTTTTACTTTGAAACCAATCCATAATTATCTCCACATGTTAGGCTGTTCATCAATCATCTGACTCAAACCTTTTAAATTATCATTGACCAAGCCGTAAAAAGCATTGGTGTTGTCGTCTAGTGTAGCAGAAGTATAAATATTTGCACTTATATACCAATCTGTAGCATCTACCATACTTACTTGTTCGTAAGTATTGAATCCAGGAACAAATCCCATGTATGCTATAATCGTGTTTTCTGAGCCATACTCACCTGTTTCTTCTTGTTCTGCTTCTACTTCTTCTTGTGCTGTTTGTAAGTTTTGTGCTATCAGGTCTTCTACTACTGTTTCTGTATCAGAAGATGTATTTATAGCATTTATGGATGTATCTATTTGACTTTGTGCCGTGCTTGTAACTGTATCATTAGAGACAACAGAAACACTAACATTTGTTGTATCGCCTACACTTATTGTATTATCTACACTCGTTGTATTATCTACACTTATTGTATTATCTAGGGTACTGCTCGATGCAATATCAGAAACAAGCATAGAGCTCATGTCTAAGACTTGGTTAGTTTGCATAGAAGCTGAAGCAAACTGGTCGGATCTACTAGGAGAACTACTGGTGCTTATCCCACCCCCACTTGATGAAGATGAAGATGCAAAACTAGAGCTACTTATGTTAGATGTAGATGATGAAGTTGTTGAACCATAGTTCACAGCTCCATTAAAAGAAATAGATGAGCTTGTACTAAATGAAGTGATGCTATCTGAAACAGAAGTAGAGCTTATGTTTTCAAAAGTAAAGCTATTATTAGAAGAAGTTTCTACGGATGTATTGTTTGAGACTGAAGCAACAGTTGTCGAAGTTTCTACCTCTGATTCTGTTACGCTTTCTTTAGCAGATCGCAAAGTTCCTGCAACAACATCAAGAGCACTTATTCTTACTGAACTTCTTTCTTTTACTTGCTCACTTTTTTCTTCGTGCTCTGTTTCGGCAAGCCGATCTTCTATTTCTTCTTCAGGTTCAAAAAACTCTTCTTCTTCTTTGCGAAGATCTTTCATTTCTTCTTCAAGTTCTTCAGTTTCTTCACGAACTGCAAATATTTCTTCTTCATAATCTAATTCTTCTCTTATTATTGTATCAAACTCATATAGTTCTATAAGTTCTTCTGCATCTAAAATATCTATTACCTCTGTGTGGTTGTTAGTATACTCATCTACAACTGCAAGCTCTTCAAGATAATCTATATGTTCTTCTTCTACACTGTGTAGTTCTACAGCGTACATTTCTTCTTCAAATAAAAAAAGTTCCTCTCTTAAAATTTCTTCTTCATATCTTTGTTGTTCTTCTTCCCACGCTAAATCTTCTGCTACTCTGATTTCTTCTTGTTCTGTATCGTACAAATCCATCATTACATCTACATCATCATAAGACATTATAAGTGTAGTCTCAAAATCTATCGTCCCATCATCACTGAAACTTATATCTGAACCCATCCAATCATCAACTTGCTCTTGACCAAATTGTTCTACATCTAACTCATACCAATCAGAATCAGTAAATCCTTCACACCTATTTTCGTAGCAAGGATCGTTAGGATCAAGATATTCGTCATACTCTTCGTCATACCATAAATCTTCTTCAGTATATCCATAGTCATCTTCTTCCACATAGTAAGCTACTGATTCATTTTGTTGATAACCAGGACAAGATGGAGAGTATTGTTCATCATCTTCGCACTGTTGAGCATCGTAAGCGTTCCAATAACTAGGACAAGTTGTGTCATACAACTGCGTTATATCACATTGCTGTGTAAGATAAGCACCAGCGTAGCCTGTACATTCATCACTGTATAATGAATCTATATCACATTGTTGTGTTAAATAAGCAGCAGCGTAGCCTGCACAATTTACATCATTAAGAGCGCTGCTACAGTCTAAAGCGTTGCCTGAACCCACACCATATAAAGAACCACCATTCTCTAACAAAACATTAAAAGAAGATTCGTTCCATGTTGTATTTACACAGTCACTAGTATTAGTTGAGCCTGTATTACATTTATCGTGATACAAGTATTGATAGATTTCAGAGCTACCACTACCTACTTCGCCTACAAGAACATCATGGTTAATAATATCTAATGCACCATACCTAAACTCAAAGTTATCGTTAGTCCACAAAATTACTTCAAAACTATTATCTGAAGCTCTATCAAACTCTCTCAT